GGGGGGACCATATGCATGATTGAAAGAATCAATCGTCATCGCACTTATGGCGACCGACTTCTATTTTCGGAATTGTGGTGAAGAAGTCATAAAATCCACTTTTGTTTTAAGTCTATCCCTAGACCGGTGCCGCAGGCACGCCAGCATATACTTGCCAAATTGGCACGTACATGAAGCACTGAAAATTGAAATCAGTTCCCACAGAGAAATAACGCAAAATCTTGGTAGAAGTGTTGTCTTTCGATGTGGTGGCCTGCACTGTGATGGAGTCAAAATCTAGACCCGCACCTGTTCCCCATGCCGTATTGGCGAACGCATTTGTGGGACCGAACTTGTAATTTACCATGTTCGGAATCGAAACTGTTATCCCATTTTGCGTGTCCATAGCAACAACCGATGATCCACCTGATCCGGCCTTCTGCATAGCTAGGTATCGAGCCCGCGCCGTTGGGTTGGTTTCAGTATTCGTCATTACCGTTGGTGTTGCCGGAATGGTCGTGGCTGTTGAAACCGCTGCTGAGTTGTTCCTCATCACTCTCAAATTGACCGAAGGATCAGTTGACGTGAAGGTCCACATGGCAGACCCACGCTGACCGAGGAAACACGACGCCAACAAATGATAAGGGAGTGTATACGACCAATTGAAAGGGACATTGGCTAACCCAGCTTGATTTCGAGCCAGATGAATACCTCCACCACCATCATATCCATAATATGGCGGGTACTTTCCCATCGTGATGTTGGTGACGGATCCATTTGCTGTTCCTGTCATGGATAGTGTATCTACATAGTGAGTGCGTCGCAATAAATGTCGCAAAGAACGAATCTCTTCTCCCATGTAAATCCTGCCACGCGTGGCAACACTCGTCGCAACATTGCCAGGTGCAACCGCAACTGCTTCAGCCTCAGCTTGAACGGAGAACATTGAGATGTCAGTCTGTACATCCAAAGCGTTCGAAAATTCCATATTGTCAGCACCCCGAACAAACACCAGAATATCAACACTCGATGAAGCTTCTGGCGCCGTCAACAATGTCAATACCTTCAGACTTAGGTACCCATTCACATCGCTTGCAGCTGTAAATGTAGGAGTCGGCGTGATCGCATGAGCTCGTCCTGCATAACTCGTGTTGGTGCGGGTAGTGAGCCATGACACAGCTTGCTGATATGGCACTCGGAACTCAATCTCCGATTCACCTTCACTGAGATCAAAGATCATGTTCATCACATACGGACCAGTATCACCAGTGGTTTGAACAGCTGGTGATGCTGGATCGTAAGACAAACGCAAACGTCCCTTATGAAAAGGGGATGCAATAATCTTGAAAGTGAAAATGATGTCACCACGCCAATACTTGAACATACGCTGCACGAGATCCAGTGGCGACATGGCAAGATCCTGGGTTCCATTTGGTCTCACGTACATATTGGGAGTGACCAACGCCGTGAACAAGGGTGTATCCACAGGTGTGGTAACACTCCAAGTATTCGCGGAAATGTAGCAGGGACGCGTAACCAGAGACTCAATCGCGAGCTGATCATCGGATCCAAACCCAACTATGGAATTATCAATTGCCAACTCATTCTTCGGATCAAAAGTGAGTTTTTCCACAGGATATCCAATTGCCGATGTGGAGAATTGCGGTAATGGAGTATTCCGAACTCCAATTGGTGGTTCAATCACTGGCACATTTGTGAAGCCAAACAACTGTGCTATTCCTGACACCGCTTTTGCTCCCATTTCAGTGGCCGTAGCAAACTTGGAGATTATTGGGATGCCCTTCATCATACCAGCTAACCTTGCCACAGTGGAAGCTGGAGCCGACACAGGTCCAAGGCCATACTCATCACGAGCCTGTAGCGCCAAGGAAACAGTGGGCCCAGCCAACACAACATCCTCGGCCCAAGCATACACCTGGATAGACACACCAGTTGCTGTGACTCCATTCGCACTCTTCAATGCACTATACACTAGGAATGACAATCTCCCCATATCTGCCATGTCAGTGGCGCTTGTGAGGGCTATGAAATTCTCGTGTTTGTAAAATGGTAGAGACAGTTCACACCCTTGACTATTTTGTGGAAAAATCCAAGCTCCTGGTAGTTGCGACTGTGGTACCAAGTTGAGAGCATTGGTACTCGTAGGTATCCGACCATGAGTATTCCACAATGGTGTGTAGACCACCTTAGCAGCACCATAATTAAACGGTGTACTATTGATGATGATCTTGATCTTCAACGTTGCCCTCAAGAACGCATAGTTGTCAATCTTGCGTTTGATTGCAGTATTAGAAAAGAACAATGACCATGGATCAATGGTGTTCAATCCAAGATAGCCAACTGGGTCAGACTCCAACCAATTCAACGTATGAATTCGCACAGGTCGTTGCAAAAATCCCGAAAGATCAGCGAGAGTGTTAGCATCACCAACGTCGGCTTCAGCCCAATTCGTGTCGGGCGATACTGTAACACCTGCAATTTGATCATTGAAATCTGTAGTGGGTAAGCTTGTAGCCAATTCAGGACCACCCACTGTTGGAACCGGCAACACATTTTCGGGTTCGGCTTGAATCGCACAGCCAAAACACCGCGACACACATTTCTGAGATTCCCACTCAAATTGTGCTGCCGCATTGGTCTGGACCTCAAAATCACGCTCTCCGTACACATCTTGATAGGTCCAACCATCCTGTCCATTTTCTATCACCAGTTTGGAATCTGGTCTTTTTTCTGTTTGTTTAGTAAGGAAAAATTTAAAACACAAATACGCAAATCTCCTCAAACTCACGTAGGAACATGAACTTCACGGGCACTCTGAACCCTCACTCCTAAAAAGGCGAACACGACGGGGCGTGTGAGTTACAACATTTTGGCACACTTATTTATTACGCAAGAACATGAAAAAACAATAAACACAGACAACAAAACATTGGCAACAGATGGTTTCGGATTACTCCGGGTGGCTGTAGCACACACCCAAAACATTTTGACACACTTATTTATTACGCAAAAACAAACAATAAACTCAGACAACAAAACATTGACAACAGATGGTTTGGATTACTCCGGGCGGCTGTAGCACACACCCAGTCTTCCAACATAAATTCCCTCCGACGCGCGCCAAAAGCGCTCGTACAGCATATCCCATGTCGGAAAGGGGTTGAGGCGGTATTCGGGACCCAAGTCGTACGTAGCTACCACACTCAACAGGAACTCACGCTCTTGCTCAAAACGCTCCCGTCCATAAAAGAAATACTCATCGATAGCACTCCTCATGACGAACAACATTTGAGCCTCACGTGAAATCGTCTTGCTTGGAATGTTGATGCACAACATCTTGTGAATCGAAACTTCATCAAGAGGACACAAGTAAGCACCTACATCACTGTCCCAGCGCCACGTACGCTTTAGGAATGCCACCTCGCTAATATTGATGTACGGTGTCGACGCACTTTCCTTATCAGCCATCGTATACTCCACACCTATGGATGCCAACACCTCCACCATTGCAGTGTGGTTAAACCATGGAATAGATTTGGACACGCCCATGACATTATCATCACCATATGTCAATAAGGCGACCATCTTCTTGAAAGTTGAGCATTCTTTCTTGGGGTTTAAGACGATGTAACAGTAACGCAAATAGAGAGCATTCACGATACTATTAATGATCACAGTGAGTGGGTGTCCTGAAGGATTGGCACCATAAGTCATAACCAAATCGCCATTGCAATTGATATACGCGTACGCTGTGTCCTCAGCAATACCGTAAACAATTAACAAATCCTCATCAGTCCAGCCCGCAAATTTCAGGATCGCAGCAATGGCATCATAGGCAGCCAAAATGAACTCGGCTGTCATTTTCTTGTCGAACTTACCATAATCTCCAGCCACAATTTGATCCTCCCCGAACTGAGTAAGGTACTCCCTGTACGTTTCCCACTCCAACGATTGCGTGACACAACCGGGGGCTGCTTCAAACAGCATCTTATTCTCCTGGACCACCTTCACGAAGGACAAAAGATACTTGCGCACAACGAATGACCAATCACCGGGAGCACCTGTGAAGACTCTGACCTTCCCAGCATCAATCTTAGCTTGAGCACGCGCCTCATCCTTTAGTTGACCACTGAAAACAGGACATGCTCGAATGCCCTGCTTGTACTGATTTTCGATCGCTGCTGCACGCGCCATGATCTCATCATTGAACATACGAGCTTTTGGTTGTTCCTCTGTAGGTGCTGGTACCATAAACCACTTCTTGGACTTGTTAAATGGTTCACCAATTGACGAATTGAAGTTCATCTTGTCAATGTACTGCACACCAGCAATACCATTGATAGCTGCATGATCAGAAATAATTCGCAAGTTAGCTTTGTCATCCTCAGACAAACCAGCGCAAACATCAGAAACATAACCGGCCACAGCCTGCTTGATGATACTTCGTGAAGCGATATTTTCCTGGTTCAGAATGTCCTTGTAGGCGAGATGCCAAGGACGCCAATCAGACAAATCAGGACGGCCGAACGGCACGTTCCAATTGCGGATGCTCTTGATGTAGTCACCACACAAAGTGGAACTCACCTGGGAACGTTTTCGCACAATGTATCCGGTAAATGAACCAAAGACAGTGATGGAGCCTTCCTTTAGCCACCTCAATGGTGAACGATGACTCAGAGGTCCAACGACTTTCTTGACATCATTGCTACTAATGCGTGGAGCACTAGCTTGGATCAATGGTCGCGTAAAGAAGCCCCTTGCTCGTGCCAAGCTACTCTGGGTCAACTTCACAGCAAAGGCCATGTTCTGTGAGCCACCGAGCTGGTGCAAACCAAGAATCGCTACGGTTGGTTTGATGCCCACCATAACGGTACCACAATCACCATTGACAGTATCTTGCTCAACCATACCACGCCAATATGTGTAAACCCTATCATGAGCAGCACAATGCTCCGATGTCTTTACAACCGCACGCACCTGCGTGTCGCGTGGACTGCAATCACGATTCAAACCCACGTACTTGGCCACAAATTGACCATCAAGAGTTGGAGAGGAAATTAAACGCGTCAGATCTGCTCTAGCATCCACAGCAAAAATCTCGAAGTAAGCCAAATCACTTCCACTCTCTCGGTAAATTGACGATTGCTCCAAGCGGAAAGTAACATTGCGTGATGATCCCATTCCATCTGGATCAACTTTGAACTTCACAGTCAGGTCTCCATCCTCAGGGAGAATGTGATTGTTTGTAACCCACAAGTGCCCACCAACACAAAACGCATTTCCGGGGATAGACATCTGGCCTTCATTACCAACAAAAATCCTGGCACAATTCTTTCGGATCTTGGCAACAACTTGCTCAGTGGGCAATGAAGCATAGTTTGCACTCATAGGATCAACATCAAACGCCGTTGTCTGATAATCGTCTCGTTTCCAAACATTCTCCTTCTCATTCTTCTTGAAGTGAGTATCTGGAACAGACATATTGCTTCCTTGCACAGACCAGTTACACATTTTGCGATAAGCAATCCATGCCGAGACAGTCGCAGTGAGTCCAAGTAACAATTTACGCCAACGAGCTGGCGTCATTGTGCGCTCAACAAAGACTCCAACAAACGAAAAGAAAGCACGAGCCATCTCCGATGGTGGCACAAAATCCATGATGACATGCTTAATCACTGTACGAACAATGGTAAACGAAACAAACCAATCAGCCGTACGACGCACAATGCTGTAGCGAATATACGATTTCAAGACAGCCGTGATACACCAAGCAGTAACCTTCTGCACGCATGTCTCACAACGTGGCTTCTGACGTTCAACCACTTCATTCAAGATATCAGCATAATCGACTTGCGAAACAGCCTGCACCTCAGGCGTCTTGCGGATCGAAACAGGGGAAACATGATCTCGCACAAACACGCCGTCACGGTAGAATGTGGTGTGACACATATAACTCTTACCGTTAAACATGTAATTCTTGCGCTCCAAAATGGGTCCATCCTCATAGTCCAGCTCAAAATTCTGACCAAACTCGTATCCTTCTGGGATCACAAACTCATTGTGAGCCTGAACACAAGTGCACTTTGGTGTGGAACGGTTGCACAACTGGCACAGTTCAATATCCTTCATGCGACAGTCATCAACCATTGCCTTGGCTTGAATAGCATCGAAAGTCTTGCACACTGGACCAAACCAATCAAGAAAGTCCTGAGTGTTGCTAAACACTTTCACATTCTCAAAACTAGCCATTGCCCTGTTACCGGCTTTACCAGCAGGAATGACTTTATCCACGGATATGGTCCAGAAATCTGGCCAATCCCCATCCAATGCTTTCATCTTCAATGGATCAATCATTCCAGGGGCATCAGCACGCTCAAATTCCGGCCTGGGAGTCACTGTGATCACCCAAGGTAACCGGCGTTGAACCGCAAGGGGGCAAGCGAAGTAATTGCTCGCATTCATGTCTTTCGTGTTTGTTGAGGCAACCACTAGTCGAGCACGAACAGGAGTTTTTCCTTTATCAGCAAGATCAGCTTGATTGGGTACAAGCGGGACATTGTTAACAAGGGCAATCAATTCCAAAAGCGAAAGATCCTCAGTCGCTTTGGCTGGGTTCAAAAAACCAACATCATCCAGGAAGATGCACCAAACTTGAGATGAGAAACCAGACCAAAATGGATCAGTCGGGTTTCGCACGAACTTGTAATCATCACCAGTAGGCAAATTCATCAGCTTTCCATAGTAGTAGAACAACATCTTCTGAAACATGGATTTAGCCACACTCGATTCGCCATGCAATAAGACCGCAAACGGAGCGCGACGCTCTTGCTGAGCAGACTTCTTGGTCAAAACCGAAGCTTCAATCATCAAAATCTCATGGAGCATGAACTTGGCAGCCTTCAATTCAGACTTCAAATCGCGAGATGCAAACTTGACAATCGCATGTCCTTCTTCAATGCACTCTTTGATCTGAGCAACAAACGTGAAGTAGTCAGTTCCCTGGGCTTCTAAGTTTCCCATGCTGTAAGCTTTGCGCTTAACATCAAGACACTTATCAAACCAAGCCGCGTAAGTCTTTGGGCCGTGTAGAAACACAGACCACTCTCCAGTACGGGCAAACATGAGACCACGTTGCAGGGTGAACGAAAGAGTATCCACAACACAGTAAAGAAAATCGGCGTGGTTGACAGATTCATTCAAGTCAGCCGAACGCTTCAAATTCTTCTCTGTAGGCTTAACTCCAATGCAGGAAAAAACCCCAAACGAGACTAAATACTTCATCAACTTCAAGTACTTCTTCCCAATCACGGTTTCTTTGCTTTCTTCCCACTTGCCCATCATATCACGAAATGAGGTGACATGATCTTCAAGGGCTTGAATCTGGGGTCCATCATCAGCAAACAGAGCATCAACAAGTGTTGTGATACTAGCCATAGCATCAGCAACCAAAGCGTGAGACGTTCGGAGCTTGACAAAAACAAGCACAGCCAACATGATATCTGTCTTATTGCGAGCGCGAGATAGCAGCATCATGAACACAAGAACATCTTCCATCATCTTGACGAAATCCGTATCAAATGCGTTGTCCAAAGTGCGGACAAATGACTGGGCCATAGCCATGTAATCGTTACTGGCTTGGACCTCCAAACGAGCCATCTCAAACTGCTCTCTAGCACGTTCTTCCAGAGATCGCTCTTTACGCACAACAACCTTACGTTGACGATCGGTTGGTGCAAACTCGTGGGACAAACGAGTAAATGTGTCTAACTTGCGTGAACGCACCTTCTTGCGCGCACACCAAGTGTCAACAACATTGGGGTAATAATCACCTCCAACAAGCATGCCAGCAGGCGCACCTCCACAGAGGGCACCTGAGACTTCTAAGTGAAGGGTATCACCATCCCTGATTCCGTATTCGACAAGACCGACTGCTCGGTCAGCCAAAAGTCGGCCACGGTAGGTAACCGCAATCTTGAAATGATTGCGGCACCAGCTCGGGCCTTGCAACTTAGCAAGGCGTTCCCGAACTAAAGCATAGACTTCATGCACAGTAAAAAACGTGTGTACTGTACGTGTAAGTCCTTTTTGGATGTACACTCTCACAATGGGAGAGCGGGTGACGGTAACAGGCTTAACCTGACTTCGTCTGACGGGGACACAATCGGTGTCACTACCTAACATAACATGGGGGGCTACCTTCGCTAATCTCAAACCTCTTGCAAACTGGATTGTATTCATAGTGGATTCACCGGAGTCGTTCGCCTGAAAGGGAAGCTAGTCCTAGAACTTCTTCCTTGCAGCGTTTTGTCAGTACCATGAGAACTTCTCGTATGGTACTCTAGCTATCTACTCTCATATTCACTGTTAGACCTAGGCTAACCTACATTGCGTGGTGATCGTTGCACAACAATGTAATTGGTTACTCGGAATGTCAGAGAGTTTCTGGAGCATATTCGCACGGAGCGCTTCGAACGTTGCATTTTATAATGCACAATAAGCACATAGACCTGAATGTGGCAGTTTCGGAGGGGTTTCATTTCCTCCTAATAATGCACAATCTATGCGACTTATACCTTCTTCCTCAAACGGTAAGTATTGATAAACCGTTGTATGCCATCATGGCATGGGTTGTACGACATTATATCGTGGGGAGGGGGACGCCGCTAGGGCGTAAAACAAACAAGCACATGGCTCATTCGTTACTCATTCAGTACTTTACTGAATATAGACAAATATGAAACATTGGTTGCTTAATTTATTACTTTGCGCCAACACGGCGCGCATACGGTTTAGTATTAAACCGCAAAATTTAGAAGAGAGGCCACAAGGGCCAAACGACTAACTCAGATATGTCAAATGTGAGCTAATTCATAGACGTGGAACAACTTTCTTTACAACAGAGCAGCATTCTGTGTTACTGTCTCCATAAGGATTCGTTGAAAAGACGTTATTGATCTACAAAAATCGAGCTTGAACAAACTTTCGTTTCGTCATATATGCAGAGGTGGGGAATAC